ACCGCAGCGAGGTGGACAGCCTGCCGCCGGTACGCACTATACGAAAAAAGCCCGCCGGTGCGCCAACACCGACGAGCCCAAAGGGTGATGGAATTTGAAAGCCCCATCACCTCGATGATATCACAAAATCGGAGGTTTTACAATGAAAGGAATTTTGATCGAACCGGGCAAAGAGCCGGTAGTCACCACCCTGCCGGACACGCTGCAGGGCATCGAAGCACTGCTGCGGTGCCCCTGTGAGCAGAAAGTCCTGCCACGCACCCCGGCAGTGCTGGTGTACGGCATCATGGGCAGAGACCTGAACCGTATCTATCGCGGCCAGCATATCTACGGCCCTATCCTCTGCTACGGCTGGAAGGGCAACAACATCCAGCCCATGAGCAAGGATGTGCAGGCCGAGATGCTGGACCGCCTCAAGGACACGGAGGTGCGGGTATGACGGACTACACCATCAGCTGCAAGCTTTCCAACGAGACGGTTTATGCCTGTTACCGTGGCCGGTTCTGGCACTGGAACGGCAGCATTTGGAAAGAAAGCCGCATCATGACGCATAGATTTGAGCTGGCCAGAGCGGCAGACAAGAATCTGACCCCACAGGCGTTTCTGACCAATGGCGCGGAGTTCGCCCCGCTGGACGAGTACGAAATCGACTGCGCAATGCTGGACGCGTTGGAAAATGCCAAGCCCTGCAAGAACGCGCCCATCGAACCGGTGGAGGAACACCCTACCCCATCCGCGCAGTGTTCGGATGCTGCCACTGCTGCGGAAAGCCAAACTGCGGCATCCCCGGCAGCGCCGGAGGGGTCAAGCCCTACGACGGAGACGGCAGATGCTGCCAGCGGCTCCGATGCTCCGGGCAATGCAACCGGAAAGAATGCTGCACTATCCGCCACCTCCGGCAGCTCTTTGAGTAATCCCGCCGCACCCACCTTTGACTTTGGTGCAGACGACCAGACAAACGCCCTGCTTTTGCAGGATGCGCAGACCTTTATCGTTAGCACTACCGCCCGTATCATGGCCGCGAAACACGCCCATGACCTGTGCGCTAACAACAAAAATGGCACATGGGGCAAATGGTGTGCAACCGTCGGCATCAGCCGGGATACCGGTGACCGCCTTGTAAATATTGCCGCACAGTGCGGCAATATCCAGATTGAAGGCAAGTCCATTCTGGACGTTCAGCCTATGAAACTGCTGTATGCTGCGGCCAAGCCCAGCACCCCGGAGGTGGTCAAGCAAGCCGTTTTTACCGGTGACATCACTACTTACAAAGAGTATCAGGAGCTTATGGCCCAGCTCAAGGCCGAAAAATCCCGTGCGGATGCCGCCGAGAAGTCCGCTCAGAACGCCCGCAAGGAAAATGCCTATTTCAAGGAGCTGGTGAAAAGCGCCGAAGCCCAGACACATAAAGACGCAGAAAAGCGGGAAGAAGCAGAAAGCCGCTATGAATCCGCTCTTGCCGACATCAGCGGCCTGAAAGAGCAGAACGCCCAGCTGAAAGAGCGCGCCGACTCTGCCGAAGCCCGGGAAGAGGAAGCATGGAAGATGCAGAGCAAGGCCGAAGCCCGCGCCAAGAACGCCGAGGGCCAGCTTTCCGGCTCCCGGCAGGTGGCCGAAGCGGCCAAGCTCAGGGCGGACAAGCTGCAGGAAGAAAATGCGGCCCTGAAAAAGCAGCCCATCGCCGCCGTGGTGGATGAGGAAGAGGTAGACCGGCGGGCAGGCGAAAAAGCTTACGAGATCGCGGCCGGAATGACTGCGGACTATAGGGCGCAGCAGGAACAGGATGCCCGCGATGCCTACGACAGCATCATTCTGGCCGGCCGTTCCATTACCAGCATCGTTCAGTCCGCCAAAATGCAGTTCCGCAAACTGCCGAACGACCAGCGTGAGACCGCGATCAACCAGTTCGTTCACACACTCGCATCCGCTCAAGGGGAGGTATCCGCATGTCTGTAAAGATCACGGCTCTGGAAGCCGAAAACGTCAAACGCATCAAGGCCGTTGCACTCACGCCGTCGCCCACTGGCCTCACCATCGTGGGCGGCAACAACAATCAGGGCAAGACCAGCGTGCTGGACGCTCTGGCATGGGCCCTCGGCGGCGACCGTTTCCGCCCGGACGCTGCCCAGCGGGACGGCGCAGTGGCTCCGGCGCATCTGAAGGTCAAGCTTTCCAACGGTGTGGTGGTGGAACGCAAGGGCAAGAATGCCAGTCTGACCGTCACTGACCCCACCGGGCGGCGCAGCGGGCAGCAGTTGCTGAACGCCTTTGTGGAGCCGCTGGCGCTGGATCTGCCCCGCTTCATGGAAGCATCCGACAAGGAGAAAGCCGACATCCTGCTGCGGATCATCGGCATCGGCACCGAACTCCACACCCGGGATCTTGAGATCAAGGCCCTGTACGACAAGCGCACCTTCACCGGCCAGCTGGCCCAGCAGAAGAAACACTTTGCCGAAGAGCTGATCTCCTACCCGGATGCACCGGAAAAGCCGGTCAGCGCGTCCGACCTCATCCGCCAGCAGCAGGAAATTCTGGCCCGCAACGGTGAGAATCAGCGTCTGCGGGCACAGTACACAGAGCTTGAGCGTCAGGAGCAGCAGTGTGTGGCCGAACTGAAACGCACCCGTGAACGCATTGCCGAGCTGGAACAACAGTATCAGGAGCTCGACGCCAAGCACACCCGCCTGTTCAATCAGCGGAAAACCGCTCAAAAGACCGTCGCCCAGCTGCAGGACGAATCCACCGCCGAACTGGAAGCTTCCATCCGGGACATTGAGGAGATCAACCAGAAGGTGCGGGCCAATCTGGAAAAATTCCGGGCCGAGGACGAAGCCGCCCGGTATGCCAGCGATTACGACAAGCTCACCGAAGCCATCACGCAGAAGCGTGCCGACCGTATGGCCCTGCTGAACGGTGCTGACCTGCCCCTGCCGGGCCTTGGCGTAGAGGACGGTGCCCTTACTTATAACGGTAAGCACTGGCGGGATATGTCCGGCAGCGACCAGCTGCGGGTGGCCGCTGCAATCGTCCGCCGCCTGAACCCGGACTGCGGCTTCGTGCTGCTGGACAAGCTGGAACAAATGGACATGACCACCCTGCAGGAGTTCTCCGCATGGCTGGAAACAGAACACCTGCAGGCCATTGCCACCCGGGTCTCCACCGGCAGCGAGTGCCAGATCATCATTGAGGACGGCATGGTGAAGGATGCCGAACCCACCCTGCCGCCCGTCACCGAAAAGCCCCAGCAGAAGAGCTGGACGAAAGGAGCGTTCTAAATGAGCAAGTATGCAGTCACTGCCGGGGTGCAGGATTCCCCGGTCAAGACCGTGCTGTACGGCCCGGAGGGCATCGGCAAAAGCACCTTTGCATCCCATTTCCCGAATCCTGTTTTCATCGACACCGAGGGCGGCACCAAAAGGCTGAATGTGGCCCGCCTGCCCCAGCCAACCAGCTGGGCCATGCTGCTGGACGAGGTGGCCGAGGTGCGCAAGGGCAGCATCCCCTGCGGCACGCTGGTCATCGACACCGCCGACTGGGCTGAACGCCTGTGCATTCAGGCCGTGTGTGCCAAAGCCAAGGTGAACGGCATCGAAGATTTCGGCTACGGCAAAGGCTACACCTATGTTAAGGAAGAGTTCGGCAAGCTGCTGGACGCGCTGGAAGAGGTGCTGCAGGCCGGGCACAACGTGGTGGTGCTGGCCCATGCCGCTATTACCAAATTTGAGCAGCCGGATGCCGTGGGCAACTACGACCGCTGGAGCATGAAAACTTCCAAACAGGTGGCCCCGCTGCTGCGCGAGTGGTGCGATATGCTGCTGTTCGCCAACTATAAGACCGTTGTGGAAAAGGTGGGCGACGGCAAGAACGCCAAGAGCAAGGCCAGCGGCGGCAGGCGTGTACTGTACACCGCGCATCACCCCTGCTGGGATGCCAAAAACCGCTTTGACCTGCCGGAGGAAGCACCCTTTGACTATGCCAGCATTGCCGCCTGCATCCCCGGCGCAATGTCTGCACAGGCACCAAAACCGGAACCGCAGCCGCGTTCCCAGCCGGAAGCCGACATCCTGCCCAGCCCGCAGCAGGAAGCAAAGCCGGTGGCTCAGCCGCAGCCCGCACCGCTGCAGGAAAGCTCCGAGAAAAATGTTCTGCTCAGTCTGGGCGTGCCGGAAAAGTTGGCCGCTCTGATGAGCGCCAACAAGGTCAGCTGTGAAGAACTGCAGGGCGTTGTGGGCAAACGGGGCTATTTCCCGGAGGATATGCCCATCAAGGACTACCCCGCTGACTTTGTGGAGGGCTGTCTGATCGCCGCATGGCCGCAGGTGTTCCAGATGGTGCTGGATAACCGTGATATCCCGTTTTAACAGGCTCCCTCACGGAGGGAGCTGGCACGTGTAAGCGTGACTGAAGGAGTTTTATAATAAAGGAGTAATTACTTATGAGCGAAATGAACACCACCGACCGCGCCCTGAGCTGGGACGACGAATTTACCAACGAGCAGCAGGAGTTCGTGCTCCTGCCCGAGGGCGAGTATGCCTTTGAGGTCACCGGCATGGAGCGTGCCCGCTTTGAGGGCAGCGCAAAGCTCCCGCCCTGCTCCATGGCAAAGCTGACCCTGAAGATCTTCGGCGGGGCCAAGGGCGACACCACCGTGACCCACCGCCTGTATCTCCACACCAAAACGCAGGGCCTGCTGGGCGCTTTCTTTGAGAGCATCGGTCAGTGCAAGCGCGGCGAGACCTTCCGCCCCCGCTGGAACGAGGTCGTGGGTGCCAAAGGCATCTGCAAACTGGGTGTCCACGAGTACACCAAGCAGAGCGGCCCCCACGCGGGTGAGACCGGCCAGAGCAACGAGGTGGCGCGCTTCCTGCCGCCGCCGGAACCCAAGGCCGCACCCACTCAGGGCTGGACGCAGGGGGCATTCTGATGGGGCAGGAACTGAGACCCTACCAGCAGCAGGCCCGCGACCACATTCATGCCGAGTGGGAGAACGGCCACACCCGCACCCTGTTGGTGCTACCTACCGGCACCGGCAAGACCATCGTGTTTGCATCGGTAGCTGCCGATCAGGTGCGCGCCGGTGACCGGGTGCTCATTCTGGCCCATCGCGGTGAGCTGCTGGAACAGGCAGCGGACAAGCTGCAGCGTTCCACCGGCCTTGTCAGCGCGGTGGAAAAGGCAGATGCCACCTGTCTGAATACATGGTTCCGCGTTGTCGTGGGCAGCGTGCAGACCCTGCAGCGCACCGCCCGGCTGGAACGCTTTCCTCATGATTACTTTGGCACTATCATCATCGACGAAGCGCACCACGCCATCACCAACGGCTACCGCCGCATCCTGGACTATTTCGGGGATGCAAAGGTGCTGGGTGTGACCGCCACACCGGACCGCGGCGACATGCGCAATCTGGGCGAGGTGTTCGACAGCCTTGCCTTTGAGTATAAGCTGACCGATGCCATCAAGGAGTGTTATCTGTGCAGGATCATGGCCCAGACCATCCCCCTGAAGCTGGACATTTCTTCTGTCACCATGAGCGGCGGGGACTACGCCGTGGGAGACCTCGGCACGGCGCTGGACCCCTATCTGGAACAGATCGCCGCCGAGATGGCCCAGCGCTGCAAAGGCCGCAAAACGGTGGTGTTCCTGCCCCTCATCAAGACCAGCCAGAAATTCCGCGACCTGCTGAACTCCCATGGATTCCGTGCCGCCGAGGTCAACGGCCAGAGCACCGACCGCAAGGAAGTGCTGGCCGATTTCGATGCAGGCAAATACAACGTGCTGTGTAACTCCATGCTGCTCACCGAGGGCTGGGACTGCCCCAGCGTGGACTGCGTTGTGGTACTGCGGCCCACCAAGGTGCGCAGCCTGTACAGTCAGATGGTAGGGCGCGGCACCCGGCTCTCCCCGGGCAAGAGCGATCTGCTTTTGCTGGATTTTTTGTGGATGACCGACAAGCACGAGCTCTGCCGCCCGGCGGATCTGGTCTGTGAGGACCGCGCCGTGGCCCGGCAGATGACCGAGAACCTTGCCCAGACCGGCTGCCCGGAGGACATCGAGGAAGCAGCCGTGCAGGCCAGCGAGGACGTAGTGACCCAGCGGGAAGAAGCACTTGCAAAACAGCTGGAAGAACAGCGCCGCAAAAAAGCCCGTCTCGTGGACCCGCTGCAGTACGAAATGAGCATTCAGGCTGAAGACCTTGCCGGATATGTGCCGGCCTTTGGCTGGGAAGCAGGCCCGCCCACCGAACAGCAGGCCGCCGCGCTGGAAAAGCTTGGCATCCTGCCGGACGCGGTGGAATCCGCAGGCAAGGCTTCCCTGCTGCTGGACCGGTTGAACAAGCGCCGCGCTGAAGGCTTGACCACACCCAAGCAGATCCGCGTGCTGGAACGTTACGGTTTCCAGAGCGTGGGCACATGGAGCTTCGATGCAGCCAAACACATGATCGACCGCATTGCGGCAGGCGGCTGGCGCGGCGTGCCCAAGGGCGTGAACCCAAAGACTTACACTCCTGCACAGGAGCCGCCCACATCAGACATTGACTTCGGATGGTAACGCGAATGGAACATGAAAATGAACTCAAGGAAGCATTGGACTTCGTATCCCCGTCCGCCCTGACCTATGACGAATGGCTCATGGTGGGCATGGCACTGAAGGATGCTGGTCTGCCCGTTACCATCTGGGAACAGTGGAGCACACGCGATGCGGGCCGCTATCATAAGGGCGAGTGCGTCAGGAAATGGGAAAGCTTTCACGGCGGCGGGGCCAGCCCCGTCACCGCAAGCAGCATTTTCCAACTGGCCTACTCCCACGGATGGAGCGGCCCCGCAGGCCACGCTCTGGACTGGAACGATGATATTTCTGCCGGCACCAGCACACAAACCGAAGGCCGCGTGGTAGACCCGCGCTGGGTGGAAGCCCACGAGCTGACTTTGCCCGCAGAGTGGCACCCCGCCGACCAGCTCAAGCGCTACCTGCAAGCCCTGTTTGAGCCGGATGAATATGTGGCCTATGTGACCGAAAGCTTTATGGCCGCCGACCGCCGCCGCCCTGCAAAAGGCAGCTGGACCCGCACCGCAGGGCAGCTTATCACCGAGCTGGATGCCTGCGGCGGCGACCTCGGCAAGGTGGTAGGCGACTGTGATCCTGAAGTAGGTGCATGGATCTGCTTCAACCCTGTGGACGGCACCGGACGCAAGGATGCCAATATTACTGCCTACCGCTACGCCCTCGTGGAGTGTGACAACATGGAGCTGGGCAAGCAGCAGGCCATCATCAAGCAGCTGGAACTGCCCTGTGCCGCGCTGGTCTACTCTGGCGGCAAGAGCGTCCACGCCATCGTGAAGGTGGATGCCCCGGACTACGCCGAGTACCGCAGGCGGGTGGATTATCTCTATGCCGCCTGCCAGAAAAACGGCCTGACCATCGACCAGCAGAACCGCAACCCTTCCCGCCTTTCCCGGATGCCCGGCATCCCGCGCGGTGACAAACGGCAGGTGCTGCTGGAAACGAACATCGGAAAATCCTGCTGGGATGAATGGCGTGACTGGCTGGAATCGGAAACGGATGATCTTCCCGACTGGCACACCAGCAACGATTTTTCCAACATCCGCCCGCTGCGCGAACCGCTCATTGAAAATGTGCTGCGAAAAGGCCACAAGATGATGATTGCAGGCCCTTCAAAAGCCGGCAAAAGTTTTGCTTTGATCGAGCTGTGCATCGCCATTGCTGAGGGCACCACATGGCTGGGGCATTTTAACTGTGCACAGGGAAAAGTTCTGTATCTAAATCTGGAACTCGACCCGGATTCCTGTATGCACCGGTTTCAGGATGTTTACAATGCACTTGGCCTCCCTCCAGCACATTTTAACCAGATCGCCATCTGGGACTTGCGCGGCATTCCGGTGCAGCTTGACAAATTAGCTCCAAAGTTAATTCGCCGGGCAAAGAAGCAGGGCTTCACGGCAATCATCTTCGACCCTATCTATAAGGTGCTGACCGGTGATGAAAACTCTGCAGAGCAAATGGCGAAGTTCTGCGGCCAGTTCGATAAGGTATGCCATGAACTGGATTGTGCTGTAATTTACGCCCATCACCACAGCAAAGGTGCCCAAGGCGGCAAGCGCAGCATGGACCGTGCATTCGGCTCCGGCGTGTTCGCCCGCGACCCGGATGCCATGCTGGACATGACCGAGCTGGTGCCCACCGATGCCATCCGGGAACAGCTGCACAACAAAGCCGCCTGCCGCGTGATCAAGGCCATGTTGGACAAACGCGGTCATGCGGATGCCTACGGCTTGGATGATACCCTCAGCCGCCACCGGATGCTGACCATCGCAAAGGAAAAACTGGGCCTTGCAGATCTGCGGGCCATCGATGCCGAGGTCGCGGCTGCTGAGAAAAAGGCCGACGGCATGACCGCATGGCGCATCGAGGGCACCCTGCGCGAGTTCGCCCGCTTCGACCCGGTGAACCTCTGGTTCGACTACCCTGTGCACAAGCCGGACAGCGGCCTGCTGGAGGACCTGCAGCCGGACGGAGAGTTTCGGTCCATGGCTTCCCGTGGTGCAGAAAAGCGTTGGGGCAACCGTGAAAAGCTTGCAAAAGATAAATCATCGGAACTGTCCACCGCCTTTGAAGCCTGCATGATGGACGGCAAAGTGACAATCTACTCCATGGCTGAGTATATGAGCCTGAAACCTGACACCGTACGCCGCCGGTTGAAAGCTGACGGTGGCTACTGGATCGATGGCTCCGATGTAGGCCGCAAGGAACCGGGAAGTTCCGGTTGATTACATCTTGCAATATTTTTGATTTACGCAGAGTACAAAAACAGTAAAATGCCAGCATCTTCCGTCCGCCTTCCGTTTACGGATTTCGGAAAATGCCGCATTTTCCTACGGATTCGGGACGGAAAATGCCTATATATAATAGCATAATCCGTCCGTATGTGATGGGGCATCCCGAAGGATGGGGCGTACACAGCCCCCATCCATTCGGGGAACCCTCCCCATCACGTTGGCGCTAAAACCTGAAAAAAAGAAAAACGAGGTGAACCCCATGTACATGCAATTCTTTATCCCCATGCAGCCGCCCACCACCACCCACAACGCAAAGCAGCTGCACGCCTACATGAAGGGCGGGCAGCCGCACGCGGTGCTCCACGACAGCCCGGAACTGAAACAGACCCGTGCCAAGCTCCACGCCCATCTGGCACCCCACGCGCCGGAAAAGCCCATCCCCGCAGGCCGTCCGGTGCGTCTGCTGGTCAAGTGGTGCTTCCCTGCCGAGGGCCGCAAAAACGGCAGCTGGCGCACCGCAAAGCCGGACACCGACAATCTGGAAAAGGCCCTCAAGGACGAAATGACCCGCCTGCACTTCTGGGCCGATGACGCGCAGGTGTGCAGCGAGATCGTGGAGAAATTCTGGTCGGACCCCTGCGGCGTGTTCGTCCGGGTGGAGGAACTGTAAATGACCTACGAAGAGAAAAAGGCATGGCTCTGGCGGTACCGGACGGCCAAGCGGTTCGAGCTGCTCAAACTGGACGAGCTGGCCATGCTGCAGACCGATGCCACCCACACCACCCAGCGCTTTTCCCCTGTGCCGGGCGGCAGCGGCGACGGACAGGCTCTGCCCCGCAGTGTGGAACGCATCGACGAGGCCCGCCGGGCCGCTGAGGCGCAGTCTGCCGTGTGCGACACCATCCGGGCCGAAATCATGGAGGTGTTCCGCCAGCTGGACGATGAGGTGGATTTCATGATCCTGTTCCGGCGGTACATCCTGCTGGAGGACTGGCCGGACATCGCGGTCATCGTCCGCATTTCCCGCAGCCAGATGTTCCAGCGCCACAGCGCGGCCATCAAAAGACTGGAGATCAAAAGTCCGGACTGAACCGGAGCGAACCGGACTTGATAATACTGTCAACCCCTGCTAAAATTTAAAATGCCGAAGCCCGCAGGAAAGATTCCCTTACTCCCTTCATCCTGCGGGCTTTGTGCTGCCCGGCTGACACAGAGGATCACCCTACCGACCAACAGCCTGAATGTACCAGCCGGGTATCATGTGAATATTTCTGCCGTCCATCCGGGCGGCTTTTTGATTTTACGGCAAGAGAGGTGGTGAGGATGACCGACAAGCAGGATCGTTTCTGTGAAGAATATATGATCGACCTGAACGCCACTCAAGCGGCCATCCGCGCCGGATACAGCCCCAAAACCGCAAGAGAACAGGCACCCCGGCTGTTAGCAAATGTTAGCATTCAAAATCGCATTGCCCAGCTGCAGGCTGAGCAGAGCCGCCGGACCGGTGTATCTGCTGATCGTGTCGTTCGAGAGCTTGCCAAGATTGCATTTGCCAACGCCAGCGACCTGATCGACCCGGAGACTGCTTCTGTCAAACTGGATGCCTCCCGGGATGATCTGGCCGCAATCCAGTCCATCAAGGTCAAGAGCTTTGGCGAGGACGGTTTGGAACACGAGGTCAAACTTGCAGATAAGCTCCGAGCACTTGACCTGTTGGGCAAGCATCTGGGCATGTACAAAGACGCATCCGAAAAAGAAAATGCCGCTGCTCAAAATAACGACATGCAGACCCTTGCTGATCTGCTGCAGCACCCTGTGCCAGACCGTGACATCAAGGACTTTGAGACATGAACATACCTGCACCTTTTTCACAAAACCAGATGCGTTTCTTCTGGAACTGCTTCGACCACTGGTTCAATGTGGCTGAGGGCGGCAAACGTGGCGGCAAGAACGTGCTTATTACGATGGCGTATTGCACCATTCTGGAAAAGCATCCCAGCAG